ATTATTTGTAGGTGGTGTATCAAAATTTAATAATATTATTGATGGAACATCTGCTACCACGAGCAAATTGGTATCGGCAGTTGTCATTGGGTCTGCATCATTTGATGGAGGTAGTTCAATAGAAGTTCAACCTAGGATACAGAGTACTGGTGCGAATCCTATTGGTGCTATACCTAGTGCTGGAGTTATGCTATTTGATACTAACAGTGCTATATTATATATTTCTACAGGTGTTCTATGGAAAAAAGTGGCATTAGTTGATTTATAAAATTATTTATATTATATAGAAACAAAATTGTATATAATAATATGAACCTTCTTCCTGATGATATTATCAGAGAACACATTATGCCTTACACATATATACCAATATCAAGAGAACAAATTGCGGATATACATTCATATAATCGAGACTATAACGAATTGACAAATTATTACTTCCCACAATATAACGATGTTATTTTACTCAATGATTTAGAACAGTTTGTAGAGAATCATCGTCCTATTTTCGATAATTATACAAGGGTTTGTAGAAAAACAAACCATTTGTTTATAAAAAAACATACCAATACAACAAATAAATGTCGCCTTGTTTGGGGCGAGCTTACCCCAAGAGAAAGAGCTCATTTTTTCAATGTATTTGTATTGGAGAATGAACCAGACGATTAATAAAATTGATAGAACGATTTTAAAGTATATAAAATTATAACTATATACTTTATATTGAAAACAATGAACCCTTCTATTCATAACATTGGTCTGGATAGTGATACCTATAAATTCACACTGAGTGGATTGAATGTAAGTTTAGCAAATGCTTTACGTAGAACTATATTGAGTGATATTCCGGTTAATGCTATTTATACTCAAACATATGAGGACAACGAATGTAATATAGTTATAAATACGACTCGATTGCATAATGAAATTTTGAAGCAGCGATTAAGCTGTATTCCTGTGCATATAACAGATCTGGACTTATTGCCGGGCAATTATATTCTGGAATTAGACATGAAAAATGAAACAGACAGTATGATTATTATTACGACAGAAGATTTTCGCATAAAAAATAAAACAAATGACAATTATCTAACCAAGGACGAAACCCGGCGTATATTCCCCCCGTGTTCAAAAACAAATATGTTCATTGATTTTGCTAGAATACGCCCTAGTATGGGTTCCTCTATTCCAGGGGAGCAATTAAAGCTTACTGCTGAATTCTCAGTTCGAACCGCCAATGATAGTAGTATGTTTAATGTAGTATCTACGTGTGCATATGGAAATACGATCGATAAGGCCAAGGCAGACGCGAACTGGCAAGAACAAGAAAATAAGTTATCGTCTGAGCAGATGTCAAAGCAGGATATCGAAATGCATAAAAAGAATTACTATTTATTGGATGCACAAAGACAGTTTGTAGAGGATAGTTTCGACTTTTCCATTCAAAGTGTCGGTGTATATGATAACAAAGAAATCGTCAAGAAGGGATGTAATGCGTTGATAGAGAAATTGTCTAATTTCTCTATTGCAATTGAATCTGATATGGTTCCCATCAAACTGAGTGAAACTACGATGGAACATTCATATGACATTGTCTTGGAAAAAGAAGATTATACTATGGGTAAAATGTTGGAGTTTGCTTTATATCAGCAGTATTTTATCGACGAAAAAATTATGTCGTTTTGTGGCTTTAAAAAGTTCCATCCTCACGATGATGAGAGTATCATACGTGTAGCTTATAAGAAAAATATTGATAAAAATCTGATTAGAACGCATTTAAATGCAGCGTGTGTAAAATCAAGGGAGGTATTTGAAAAAGTGTCGAAAATGTTTTAACACGCTAATATATTATGGGTTGGGTATCGTTTATAGACCCTTTTTTATTCAAAGATAATCGTTTGCATTTTTATAGTAAAAATAATATTGTTCGTTCTTTCATACCGAATATTAAAAATGGAAAGGTCATTGAGATAGTTGATAATAATACAATAAAAATAGCGGCAATTGCGCCTTATTCTATTGCAAGTATTCGAAGTTATGTATTAGAATTAAAAGATGTGGTAAGACGTCCTTTAGCAATAGATGATAGTAGTCATTGGAAAAATTACACTCTCTATCATTATCTACAGAAAACTCTTATGGGGGAAATAATACAAGTTCGAAATTTGATGGTGAATGCAAAAGGAGTTTTATTGGGGGATGTATATTTAGGCGAAAATCATATTAATAAAATTGTTATAGACATCGGGTTAGCTACAGATAAACGGGTTAAATTTTCTGACGAAGTTTAGTCAGTATTTTATATGTTCAATAAATATATATGGAAGAATCCAAAAGTGAGCGTAGAGGAAGTATTGAAGCTATAGCCGAAACGATGAATGATCAAGATTTCAAACAAAAAACAGGTATGTATACGTCTTTTATTATGGAGTTTTATCGCGTTATAATGGGGTCATTTTTAGTAGTATTTGTTCCCCAAAAGTGTGGTGATAATGTTTGTTCTATGGGTGATAACGTTATGACATCGGAACCTTATAAGAATGTGGTTTTTGCATTCAATACAATTACCTGTGTCTTATTTTTACATATGTATTATGCTGAGATGAAGAGGGAAAATAAGCTTATAAATTACTTAGACGTGAATGCAGAACTCCCTAGAGACAATGATGCGGTAGGTGAAGCACTCATTAAGTTGCCAGCTCAAAAGAAAGATGCGATTCTTGGCCTTGATAAATATTATCAACGAAGTGGTCGTATTGCGATGTTAGGATTTTTATTAAATGCCATATTGAGTTCTGTGGTAATAATAACACAATATTTGGATGATAAAACATTAACCGTTTTATTAACAAATATTTTGTTTATGGCGTCCAAGCTATATGAAACGAAAGCGATTACTGATACTGACGAAAATGTATTTTTGTCTGCATACTTAACACGAAAAATACAATATAACGATGTAGACCCAGATAAGATGTTGATTGAGAACGGAGATGTAGAAATGGGAGAAACCGAAATTCAAACGAGTGTGAAATCTGATCAAGATAAAGCGGTTGCTATTGAGTAATTGTTTATATGAGTTGTCTATAGTATTTAAAAAATTGATTAAATACTATATTGTATTATTGTTATCATAATAAGATGGAAAAGCGAATTAATACTAAAATCGAAACGTATGTTTCCAGTTTAAAAAAGGAGATATGTGAAAAAATAAAAAATACACCGTTTGATGATAGTAGTTCTCAAAACGAGCTATTGGAATTCATTTACGATTTTGATAGATTGAGTATGACTAAGGATGATTTTATAAAAAGAAAGCGAATCAAAAATGCCATTCCCACTTCCAACCGATGCAATGCAAAGCGAGCTAGCGGCGAACAATGCACCCGACGCAGAAAGGCCGAATGTAATTTTTGCGGGACACACGAAAAAGGCCGCCCTCACGGACTTATTAATACTGACTCTTCTAGCGCACCTCAAACTAAACATGTAGAAGTGATTGCACGTGAAGTAATGGGTATTGTATATTATATTGACCAGAATAATAATGTATATGATACAGAAGATGTTATGAATAATAATAAAAACCCTAGGATTGTTGCTAATTGTGTAGTGTCGAATGGAAAATATACTATACCTTCATTAGGACTGGTATAATTACTCTTTATTGATTTTCCGAGTTATGGTTTCTTTTATTGTTTCTTCTCGATTTTCTAGTATGAAGTCATTTACGATTTCCGCTTTATCTATATCTCCTTGGTAATATTTAGACAATATATTTAATAAATTCTTCTTTGTTATGGGTTTTTTAATGGTTTTTTGATTGTAGCAAATCTGACCATCTTTTATATCCACGCAGTCTATTTCATTGGTTCGCATTAGTTCAATTAATGTATCATTCAGTGTTTTTTTCTCGGTTTTTCTTGAATTCTCTTCTTTTTTAAGGGCCTTAATTTCATTGTCCAATCTAACCCATTCTTTGATGTTTTTTACTAATAAATCTTTTGTAGTGCTCATCTATCTATAATTAATTATAAGATTTGTTTATATTTTTCTAGTATAATATATAATGATATTTACAAATTCGAGAACAAATGACTCTAATCGTTTTATAAAACAAAACATGAATTATAATATAAAACCACGTATAGTGAAAATGTCTACTCCTATAAAAACCGAAATATCTAACTCGACTAACTCGACTAATCTAAATAATACGTCTAAAATAGATTGGGGGCCAGCGATTTGGTATTTTTTCCATATATTAGCAGAAAAGGTCAAACCAGAGAGTTTTGTTATTGTTCGTGAAACTTTATTAGATACTATTAAAATCATTTGTGTAAATTTACCTTGTCCTACTTGCTCTATCCACGCAAAGACATATATGAATAATCTGAATAATAACACAATTCGAACAAAAGATCAATTAAAACAAATGTTGCTGAATTTTCATAACGAAGTAAATAAACGAACTGGCAAACCGGAGTTTTCATTGACTGAATTGAATGAAAAGTATTCTAAAGGGCGGGTTGATAGAATAATACCTGTGTTTTTTAAATTCTTCGAGGATAAACACCGGTCTGTTCATATGCTTTCAAATGATATGTATACTATGCGTGTTTCGCGAAACATTCGAACATGGTTGTCTGAGAATTTGCAGCATTTTGATACATAAGTTTTGTAAAATAATAAGAATGACTATTTATTATTATTTTATTGGGAGAAGTTGTCCTTTATTACGTGGCCGTTTTTATAAACTTTGCATTTATATTTGGTAGGTGATGCTTTTTTGCATACTTCATTGTTTTTATATTCTGGAAAGTATTGTAGCTCTGGTGATTTCATATTAAATATGATATTAGACCATAAAATACCTATTATGATACCTATGAAATATGCCATACCCGTTTGCGATGTGGTATAACAATAGCTATTCGGGAGTTGCATTATATTTTTCAACCAGCTAAATATGTTGGTATTCCAGAATATGTCAAATAATATCAACACCACGAAAAATATGATGGTGGATAAGTTTTCTTTTAAATTTGGTGTATTCGAAAATATGCTAGGTATAAATTTCAAAAAATCGATTGATAACATTTGCCAGGGGGTGACAAAACAGTTGCCTAATGAAGGAACATTTGGTATATTGTCAAAGTTCATTGTTTTACCAACGTATGTTTGGTCTTTCAATATAAGCGTCGTGAATAAATAGAAAAATGTAAACCCTAATACCGTTTCTCCTACAGGTATGCTTGCGTTTTGCCCTCCTCCGAATAACACGAAATCACACACGGCTGATTTATCATCTGGGTTCACATCATTGAATGATATATTATTACCTACTAGAAAGCTCATCATAATAGCCCATAATAATCCAAATAAATATACGATTCCTCTAAGATCACTATTAAATATAGAAGATAGTGTGAAAAAACAAACTAGAATGAATGGAGCTATTCGTAAGAATAAAAATAGAAAGGTGCCTAAATTCAAATCCATTTCTTTTAAATTATTATTATATATTATTACGTAGGTAATATATAATTTGGTTTGTCGGGGTAATTAAGCAGAGGGAGGATTATATTTACATTTATATGTTTTTCTTTTGGGAACTTGACAAGTATCGTTGCTACTCACACCTATTGTGTATATGAATTTCTTGTTATTTGATTTATTTAATATATAACTCCATAATATGGCGGTTGCTATACTGATTAAACTAGTCGTTAGTATATGCGTTGATGTGAAACAACTCTTTTGAATTAACCATATTATGTTTATTAATATAAATGACATCATTATAAATATAAATACTAAATTAGATGTTATGAAATTATTCTGTGCCATTGTCATTACTAATGTTGTAAGTGTGAAGGTTAATAAATTTGGCGTCAATGGGAAGTTAGCAAATGTAGATGAATTGTTAAATGTGAAAGGAATACATTCTTTTATAGCAGATACATTCGTTTGAAAATTTATCGAATTGCATACTAAAAATGTTATGATAGCTGATATAGACATGCCGATTAATAATATGAGTCCTTTTATGTTTCGGTATATCATCGAATCTAATAAGAAAAAACATATTATAAAAAACGGTGCAAATGCATTAAATAAAATATTTATACTATCTAGCTCGTTCATTATATAATATGAGTATATAAATTATTCAAACACGTGCTTTAATACCTCTGATATGTGCGACACTTCTATAAACTGGATATCATTCCGGTCATTCTTATCATTATGTTCTTTCCATTGGATAAACTCGCGGCTGTTCTCTTTGGGATATATAAATGTCTTTACTCCAGATCTTAGACCAGAAGCTATTTTTATGTCTAAACCGCCGATTGCAGTAATATTGCCTTGTAATGTAATTTCGCCGGTTATGGCTATGTCATTTTTAATAGGTTGTTTATGTAATAGACTATATATTGCAGTTGTTATCGCAGTTCCTGCTGATGGTCCGTCTTTTGAGATACCTCCTTCCGGACAATGTATATGTAATCCTTGGCATTTTGTCCTTTCAAAATATACTAACCACTCTTCTTTCAGTTTATCATCGGTTAAATTCCATGCAAGGGTCTTTGCCACGTTCATACTTTCTTTCATTACATCGCCTTGTAATCCAGTCAATTGTAAGTGCAAGAATGTGGGCGATGGATAGAATAACGTTTGTATAGGGGTAATTCCCCCCATTCCAAGTGAGTTAGCCCATAATCCGTTAATCATACCGACCTCGTTGCTACTATGTATTTTTTTCTCCTTTATCTTTGCATATTTTGTTAGATATTCACTGTCTATGTCGCTGATTGTTAGTTGTATTGGAATCGTTTTTATGTTATCGGGTTGTAATAATTGTAAATTTATTTCACCATATAAATCGAACAAGATTTCTTTTAATTTCCTTACTCCTGGTTCCATCGTGTATGACGTAATGATATATTCAATCGTTTCTCGTGATATCGATACCACGTTTTCAAACCCCATTTTTATATTGACCTCTGGTAATATGTATTTTTGAACAATTGTTATCTTTTCTTCAATTGTTAAGTTTTCGAACTTTATTCTATGAATGCGGTCTAACAATACTTTATCTATTTGCTCCGGATCATTATATGAAAAAATAAATAATATTTTTGAAACATCGATATTTACTCCTGAGAAATATTTGTCTTGAAAGTGTTTATTCTGTGTTGGGTCAATCAAATGAGTGAGAATACCTATGATTTCTTTTCCTTGGTCTGTCTTACTAACCTTATCTAATTCGTCTATATAAATGATGGGATTCATGCATTTGGATTCAATTAATATATCTACTATTCGACCCCAGGTTGAATTCATATAGGTATAACTATGACCCTCTAAAAATGAACCGTTTGTCGAACCACCCATTGCAATAAATGAGAACGGCCTACCTGATTCACTATTGGTAGTTAAACAATTGGTTAAACCTTTACTTGCTAATGAGGTTTTTCCAATTCCGGGAGAACCTTCAAATCCAAAACTGTATCCTTCTTTGCTTCCATTCATCCATTGTCCCATTATTTTCATTAGTTGTTTTTTTGCGTGGGTATGACCGTGGATTGATTCGTCGAGAACCTTTTCTATATTTATTAAACCGTTATTTGTGCTATTTATATTATCTTTTATATTTACTATATTGTCATACAGATTTGTAATCATACTTGCTTTGTCTCTTAGAGCAATATTATATATATCGCATAATGTATTGTTTTTTATGGCGAGTATATTTTTGGTTATGTCATTAATAATGTTCTCTTTTTTTCTAACTGCAGTTGCTATTTTTTTTACATTGAAATAATAATTGATCTTATTGCAAATTTCTAATAAGGTATTTGTTTTACAGTTAGCTAACGCTTCTAGTATATGATTTTGAATGTTTTTGTATATTTCTACCTCTATCTTATTAATATTGTGGTTCAATTCGTTATTTGTATATTTCTTTTTATCTATCAGTTTTTTCTTATTGAATAAAAAAGAGTATCTTTCTCGTATTATTGAGAACATTTCATTACTTTCTTTCATATTCTTTATTATTGGCTCTTCATAATAAGTATTAAAGGGTATTTTTACCAGTCCATCTAAATATTGTTTGGTCTTCATTGTCATCTCATCTGGCTTGCCCTTCATGTCTTTTAATTTTGCAATAGCTTTTTCTTTTATTGAATCATCTGCTTTCAATAAATAAATTTGTTGTTCTAAATTTATCTTTTTCAAGTCGTATTTATGCATAATCTCCTGTGTATTTTGTATGTTGCATTTTATAATATTTTTGAAAATATATTTCATTTTGACGGGCATACTATCGTATATAATACTACAGTTGCTTTGAGCTGTAGTGGTCGTATCGACATTAATCAAATCATATAGAATATAACATACATAGTGAATGTCAGTGTCTTCTGGATATAATAGAAGGTTTACTAATGTGGTTCTCTGGCTTTCTGTGTCGCTTTCTAGGAATTTTTTTACAACTGTGTCTATATGCGTGTTTTTTACATAGTCTGCTTCTTTCGTTATATTTATTATATTCTTAGCAAGGTCTCCGTCGCTATAAATTAAAACATCCTTTAATGATAGATTTTCAATTATATTTTTGAATATATCCTTTTCATTTGCGGTATATTGGTCTACCTTATTGAGCAGGTCGGTGAAACGCATATTTATATACTCACTTGTTATACACGATAATGGCACGTCGTGTAGAATGCCAGATATGACTATTGATTTTTTTTGCGCGTAGTTATGAATTACACATTTTAATGATAATTGTTTCTCGTATATATTACAGTTTGTGTTGTCAGTATCGACAATACATTCTATATTATTTATTTCTTCTATTTTAAGTATGTCCTCTGACTTTTTATCTAGACAATAACTATGTCGATTATGTTTATTTTTTATGGACTCTGTCTTATTCTTCCAATTTATAATCTTATATCCAATCGGACATAACAATTCTTTTAGGATTTTATATTTATCATCCGTTATTTTGTCTTCGAATTTCAAATTTTTAAACTCTGAACCAAAACTAACGAATAATAGATCACTTATCGATTGTGTTCCAAATCCACATATCACTAGCGACAATTTGTCTATTATCTGTTGCAGATTGTTCAATAAATCGTCTAATTTATAGGCTGTATCTTCCAGTTCATTATGTATTTTATGTAATTTATTATATAAATCTACTAATATAGATGTCGACAAATTAACATCATTTTCGCTAAATAAATTGGCCTTATTTTTTTCTTTGATAGATATAATTGTTTTCTGAATGATCTCCTGCATATATAGGGTTTTAGAACGAATAAAATCCGAAACGTTAGTAGTCGTTGGACTCGTTGGATTCGGTTTCGGCATATAAAAGAGTATATATATAGATTGGCATTTGTTTTCTAAGTATTCATCTTTATTTTTTTGTAAATATACTTTTTGTAAATATACTTTTTGTAAATAGTATAAATATAAATAGACTACTATTACATAACAATGGGTATTCCTAGTTATTTTTCGCATATTATTAGAAATTATTCTAATATTATTCGTAGTTTGAAACATTTTGATGAACAAAATGTCAAGTTTCAACATTTGTTTATGGATTGTAATTCTATTGTGTATGATGCTGTTCATTCTATGGATTTTTCAGGGGATTTTGCAGCATTTGAAGGTGAATTGATATCGTATGTTATTAGTAAAATAGAAGAATATATTATAGCAATAAAACCAACCGACACTGTATTTATAGCTTTTGATGGAGTTGCTCCTTTTGCGAAAATGGAACAACAACGAACACGAAGACATAAAACACAGTTTATGGCAAATGTTCACTTTGATGAAAATGACAGCGATAAACCAAAATGGGATACCACTGCGATTACGCCTGGAACTGAATTTATGAAAAAATTATCTGAAAGTATTATCTACGCGTTTTCATTTGTTGAGAGTAAATATAATGTCAAGAAAGTGATTGTGTCTACCTCTACTGAACCTGGTGAAGGGGAACATAAACTGTTTGATTATGTTAGAAATTACGATATGAAAAATGATAAGATCGCGCTCTATGGATTAGACTCTGACCTTATTATGCTTTCCATCTTCCATTTGGAGTACTGTAATAATATATTTGTATTTAGAGAAGCGCCAGAATTCTTAAAAAGCTCTTTACCAATAGATGTAAATACTGCCGACAATGAACCATACTTTTTAGATATGAGATTTCTTGCTGATAGTATTATTAGTGAAATGAGCTGCATTGACCGTGATATTAATCGTGTATATGATTATGTGTTTCTCTGCTTTTTCCTTGGAAACGATTTTCTACCTCATTTCCCTGCTATGAATATACGAACTCACGGTATAGATACATTATTGTCTATTTATCGATCTGTTTTGGGGAAACATAAAGATACATTTATTATAACTCGAAATAATACTATATCTTGGAATAACCTCCGTAAAATCATTTCATTTGTAGCAAAAAATGAAGATAACTATTTGAACCAAGAATATAGTAAGCGCAAAAAGTTTGATTATTATAAATTTAAAGAAACTACTGTTGAGGAAAAAGAACGATTGTTTCAGAATACACCAATTGTATATAGAAGTCAAGAGATGTACATTTCACCCGAAAATGAAGGCTGGGAAAATAGGTATTATAAAACATTGTTTAAGAAAACTCCTGATGAATCATTTATTAAGACGGTCTGTAATAATTATATTGAAGCATTGGAATGGGTGTTTTTATATTATACAAAAGGGTGTGTGAATTGGAGATGGAAATACAACTATCATTATCCACCTCTATTTAAAGACCTCTTGCGATATATACCACATTTCGAAACGAACTTTATTTCTTATAGTAATGAACCGGCATTCTCTGCTCAAACACAATTATCTTATGTTCTTCCGGTTTCCAGTCATAAATACTTGCATAATAAAATAGAAGCGTTTTTACATAAAAATTATATGGAATTGTATTGTAATGATGTGCGGTTTGAATGGGCTTTTTGTAGATATTTCTGGGAAGCACACCCAGTATTACCACAAATAGATGTGGGATTATTATCTCAATGGGACCGTCAGTTTATAATGATGGAAAAATAATAAAATTGATTTTACATTATATGATATTTATTAGTATCATATAATTAATAATATGGATTTTGATTGGGAAAAATTGCTTGAAAAATATGATGTTCGTAAATATACAGGATTGCTAGGAAATATTTCTGCCATTTATGTGGTTTGGATTGTGCTACATTATACTTCATCGCATTTATACGTTAGATGGTGTGTTCCTGCTACTATTGCGGGTTTTATAACGGCTCCGTTTTTAGTTCCGGCTCCTCATTGCCAAGCACTTAGATGGTCTATTTATACGGGCGGTGAACGGATATTTGCTATGTGGGTGTTAATTGGCAGTTGGCTACTTAATCAAATAAATATGCTCGGTGAGAAAAAAAACAAATAAATATAAATAAAGGGGTAATTTACTATAATGTTTTTTTATTTTGTATGTGATATTATATCAGTTTTGTTTTGTATTAATAGCTAAATCCAGCGAATGATATTTCGTTTCATTTCAGGAATCGCGAAAATATCATGGATAGGATTATCATTCAGTGCAATAAGGGCATTCTTTCTTCTCGACCAGTTGGTTTTCTTTGTAAGATTATCGGGGTCAAACGCATTCGCGAGTCGGAACATACCATCGTATGTATATTTCTGTCGATTAATCATATTCCAATCACCAAGCGGTTGGTTGAATACACTAGCTTTGAAGAACATATAATCCATATAAGTGAAGTTTGACACATCCCAATCGCCAAGAGGCTGATTGAACGCAGTTGCACCATGGAACATCCTCTCCATATTGTCCACCAATGATACGTCCCATCCACCAATGTCCTGGTTGAACGCAATTGCATTATTGAACATCCAACACATATTGGTAACAGATGATACGTCCCACCCACCAATGTCCTGATTGAACGCACTATTAGAATTGAACATATAAGACATATTAGCAACAGATGATGTGTTCCACCCCCTTATATCGTCATTAAAAGTCGAAGCCTCGAACAGATAAACCATATCAGTGACAGAAGACGTATCCCATCCACTTATATGTCCATATATTCTTTCGGCATTCGTCATATCAGAACACCATAAGTTGACCGCACAATGGATGTTATCGTCTGTTATCTGAATAATGGTTGACATTGTTATTAGAATTAACTGGTTGTTGGTTATTCATTATGGTATGTAAAAAAAATGAATCAATTTATGGCATTTTTACGCGTGATACGGATGTCAGAAATGCAGAAAAAGCAAAGACACCGACAAAAAAGGCTTTTAGCCCAATAAATAATTAATATTACAAATAAATGTCTATCTCAATCTCTCTGTGTGTATATATCTGATGTAAAAGTAGAATCCCCTTTTAAGGATCAATGTTATTTAAAATAAGATTAGAATCTAAGATTTTGCCGATGGAGTGATGAAGTGTAGGGTGGAAAGCGTTGCCAAGTTTATCAACAAGGCAATGGTCAAATTC